TGAACCACCAGTTATCTGACTCCAACTTGCTCCAGAATTGCTTGATTTATATAAGATGCCATTACTAGGATTTGTACCAATCCATGCAGCAATAGCCCACCCATTAGTAGCATTAATATTTATATCTGTTGTATTTAGTCCATAATTAGAGCCAGCAAGTACATAAGTCCAAGTTGCACCTTGGTTTGTTGAACGAATTATATATGCACTTCCCCCAGAACCAGCCCCTACTAAAAATGTACCACCAGAAGAATCAATAGCACAACTAATATAACCTCCATAAATGTCACTTGCTACAATATTCCAAGTTACACCATAATTAGTTGAAACCCAAACGTAAGAAGTTGGTGATGAACCACCTACAATCATTTGATATTGACCATTACTAGATAAAGCAGCACTATTAAATAAATTAGTTCCAAAATAACTTATTTGTGTAAATGATACACCATAGTTAGATGATAAATAAGCTTTACCATAAGCCTCAACTGCTATTATATATTCTCCATTATCAGATGATGCTATTTTTTTCCAATAACCAAATATAGAATTTTGTGTCCAGCTGCTTCCATAATTTGATGAATAGTATAAATATCCAGCAGTCCAATTTTCTGGTTGTGAAGATATATTAGAATTACCTGCAACCATATATTGTCCACTACCTCTATTTACTGCTACAGCTGAAAAAGATTTTCCAGAAAAGGCAGGTGGAAGAGAACCGCAAGTACCACCATTTATTGATATCTTTATTGTTGATGGTGAGGCTACTGTAACAGAAAGATTTAATGTTTTTGTTTGAACACCACTTGTTATATTTTGACAATCTACTTGAACACCATCTACATACAGAACCACCTTAGCAGGACTTACAAATAATGTTCCAGCTAAATCAACAGTTATTGTTTGTGCAGCAATAGTACCATTATATGTTTTTGTAGTGTTTCCTCCAGTTACAGGATAAGTAAATGTTGGTAAGCCACCAACACTACCAGTCATATTTGTAAATCTCATGCCATATTGTGCATCTAATATAAAATTACCTAGATTATATATATCAGCCTTTACAAGTAATTGATTATTTGTTTTATTTGCGTAAGGAGGATAGTCTGGATTAGGAATTATTATATCAGCAGCAGCAGCAGATTTAGTTATTTGTTCCCCACTTACAGGAATACTAGCAATAGCAGTGAAGATGCCATTGTTTACAGCATCTTGCAAATTATTAAATGAAATACATTGATTATTTGCTAGGCCTAAAAAACTCATTATTTACTTAATTTAGCTTCTAACTCAGCAATACGTTTTTCTAATTGAGCAATCTTCCAGCTATGTACTTGTGTGTAATCCACTACTAAGAAACCATCATCTTTTACTTCTATAGCATCAGGAAGAAACTGTTGTACTTGTTGTGCTATGTATCCCCAGTGTTGTTTAGTATCTCTTTCTGGATTATTCCAAGCATACAGTACAGTTTCTATATTTTCTGATTGAATAGCACCTAAAACAGTTTTAAGTCTTGAGTCAGAGTTTTGATAATATGCATCTGCATATATTGTATTACCACTTACATATACAAGTGAGTTTGTAAATCCAGAGTTTGAATTACTACATATAACTATTGCTCCTGCAGTTGCTGGAGAGATAGTTGTAAATCCAGGACCTGTTGGACCTGTTGGACCTGTTGGGCCAGTTGGACCTGGACCACCAGTAGGTCCTGTTGGACCTATTGGTCCTGTGCCACCAGGAGTACCTGCTGGACCTGTTGGGCCTGGACTACCTGTAGGTCCTGTTGGACCTATACCTCCTGTTGGGCCTGTAGGACCAGTAGGTCCAGCAGCTCCAGCAGCTCCACTAGTTCCACTAGAACCATTGCTACCAGGGCTACCAGGAGTTCCACTACCACCAGAAGTACCAGCAGTACCTGTACTTGTTCCACTAGAAGCAGATGTACCTGCACTAGCTGATGTACCAGCTGTACCTGAAGAAGCTGAGGTTCCATTAGTACCAGCTGTGCCAGCTGTTCCTGATGAACCAGAACTTGCAGATGTTCCTGATGAAGCACTAGATCCACTAGTTCCTGCAGTTGCAGATGTACCTGATGAACCAGATGTACCACTTGATCCATTACCACCAGCAGCTCCAAATAAGTTTACAGTCCAAACTGCATATGTTCCTGAACCTGTTGTTGTTGCTACATTAACAACCATAACACCTGTAAGGCTATCATAGCTTGTAACAGAGCCTTGCATTGTATTAGATACATCATATGTCAAAAGCACTGTCTGAACAATACTATAAGCTAATCCTGTACCAATGGTTAAAGTTTTAGTTCCAGTTCCTATTAATAACGATGTGACAGAAGATGATAAGTATCTATCTCCATCTAAACCAGCTGTACCTGATGTACCTGCTGGTCCTAATGAGCCTGATGTACCAGACGTACCCATTGTACCATCTGCAGCAGATGTTCCTGAACTTCCTGAACTTCCAGAAAGACCAGAAGAAGCAGATGTACCAGCAGTTCCAGAAAGACCAGCAGAACCTGATGTACCATTAGAACCTTCTCTACCAGAACTTCCAGAGGTTCCACTAGAACCAGTTTCACCACTTGTGCCAGATGAACCAGCAGCACCACTAGCACCTGAGCTACCTGAAGTGCCAGATGAACCACCAGGTCCTGTAGCACCTGAACTTCCAGATGTACCAGCAGTGCCTGTACGACCACTAGAACCAGAAGTTCCAGAGGTACCATTAAGACCAACAACACCATTGCAAAGAGCGTCATCTATTTTTGATAGAGCACAGTCTAAGTTATCTCCAGTGTGAATTCCTGAACAAGGAAGGTTGGGTCCATTATATATAACATTACCTGCTGTAGTTTCACAAGGAAATGAACCACAGTTTTGATTAGGTTGATAGTAAGCATTGTAACAAGGATCTCCAGGATTGCAAGCCATTTTATAATTAGTTTAATAAGATTAAGGAATATACATGATATAATATGCAGCTATGGCAGGTTGAATATTTGCATGAGCTGCTCCACCACCTGTATTAGCATTTGTAACACTTGTACTTACGTCAACAGTAAGACTAACAGTACTTGTAGTTTTAATATTTGATGAACTTTGACTACCAATTACATTTGAACCATCTCCAGCACCTTTATTTAAATAACTAATAGTATGACTATGAGGATTTGGAGATATAGTACCAATAGATGTAGCAGTTGCACCATGTGAGTGAGAAGGCATCTGTGATGCGATAAGCGTCACTGTATTTGCTCCAGCTGTATTAAATATTGCATAGTTTGGATTACCAGGATTTGCAGGATTAACTGCAGCATCTAATGGACCACCTGGGACATTTTGAATAGCTCCAACAGCAACACGTCCTCTTCTATCAGGAGTACCATTTAAGCCATTGCATAGATTTACCTTATAGAACCCAGCAGAATTTAAGCCTGCACCTGTTCCATCAAAGTTAGTTAATGATCCATAGTATTCATACGCTACATATGGAACCATTTTTAAATATTGTTGGTTTGAACCACCACCACCTTGACTAGCTAAATAAGCTGCAATCAAAGCATCTAAGTCTGCTAGCTTAACATAGTTTGTATCTACATCAAGTGTAAGAGCAGCAAGATCAGTGACAGTTAGACAAAGCTTATTTATAATAGCTTGGACAATAGCATGGGTGTCAGAAGAAGCAGTTACCCCTGTAAGACAATCAATTGCATAATCAGCATTTAATATAGTTAATATATCATCAATAGTAAATACTTGTGCTTGTAAGCTACATATAGCTGATACTGTAGCAGTAAATAACTCTTGAGTGTTTGGTGTATGAGCAGGTAAATATAAATCAACTATAGGACAAGATATACTTAATGCAATAGCATCTCCTGTACCAGTTAATAAAGGAACTAGAGCATTCATTATAGCTTGTTCAACAGAAACTAAATTGTCTCCTGTTTCAACACCTAATGCCTCATAGTTTATACCTGTATATCTAACACATTCATCAGATACTGTCTGAACACATCCATTATAACAACTTTCGCAAGACATGGTTTAATTTATTTATGAATTAACACTTTAACTCTACTCACAACCTGAGAGGTAGTGGGAAGACCACACACCATAGCATAAGTGGGAGTACAAAGTCTATATGTTAATATTTGTTTGTAATGTAATAAATCATCAATTATCTCTCCAGGAATACAATTATTCATAGAGAAGATAATATTATTATACTGGCGATTTGCCCAGTAAGTTAATCTTTCATCAATTTGTAATAGTGTAGCAGGAATGCTAGCATCAACTACACAATCTGTTAATCTTGGTGATAACATCTTTTATTCTTTTTGTAGCAGTTTTAAGTTTGTTGTTGCATGCTGAGCATAGGCCATTAATTAATTGACAGCCACAGCCCACCTTCATACCACATCCTCTACAGTTTGCCATATTAAGGGAAATTAATTATATAGTTGTTTCCTGTACAACCACATTGGTTTGCAATAAAATAATCCAATTGTTTATTTGCTTGGATATATAATTTATTGGCTGTATCAATAGCACAGTTATTAGCTGCTGCTATAGAGCCTTGAATCATATACCAAATACTATTTAATACTACTTTCGACTGGGTTCTTATAGCTGAATCACATTCCATCATATCAAGCTTCATAAACGCACCATCAAACTTTTCTTGAATAAGTTCAGTACGCATAATGTTCTTCTCTACATAATATGTAGTAGCTGGGGCAACTGAATATTTCATGAAATATATTCCATCAGGCAATGGTGTCACTGCTGGAAATGGAGTTAGTCCTAAAATAATTGAGTTGTAAACATTAAAGCTATTCACATTGAATGGAATAGAAACAGGTGTAGGAAAACCAGGAATAGTAATTTGCATAGTAGCAGCACTAACAATAGGTGGACTCGTATCATAAACAGATATATCAGCCACACCCAGCGTTTGTGTGTTGTATGTGTTGATTACTAAAAAATCTAATGTCATGGTTTTTTCTAATAAAAATGCCAGAGGACTTGAGATATCCTCTCACCCTCTGGCATAGGTTAATATGATGCTACTTTTATTCTTAAGGAATCAAAGTAGTTGTTGTTGAAGTACTAGGCCATACAGTAGTTGTAGTGCTAGTAGTTGTGATACAAGCAGTATCTCCAGCTACAGCTCCTAAACCAGCTACTAAGATAGCTTCAATTGCAGATGTTTCAGATTCAGGAACAGCAATAATTGCCATGCTATCTTCCATGATGTAATCACCCCATTGGTAAGCAGATCTATCATACTCATTGAATTTGATGTAATACAAATCATAGATTGTACCATCAGTTACCCAAGACTCAAAGTTCTCGTTGTAACCATTCATTCTGTAAAGATGCTTTAAGTAACCAGCTTGGTAACTATAGAAGTTCTTCTCTAATTGTTGAACCTCAGCAGAAGTACCAACAGCATAGTTAGAACGTTGAATAATTACAGGTTGAGCTACTTTGTTACAAGGATCATCAACAATAAAGTCAGCAGTAGTTGCAGGACCAGAGAAAATGAAAGTTCTAAAGTAGAATCTGTCATACTCAAAAGGGAATGCAGCAATGTCACAAGGTTGTCCATAAGCAGTTAATGGTTTACCAGTGATACGTAAGAAAGCAGATTGATCATCACCAAGTCTTTGGAATTGATAAAACTGAGATAAGTAAATGTTGTCTGGGTTGTCACCAGGTGCATGAGATTCTAACTTTAAGATTAATGAATCAATTAAAGCAGGAACATCAGTATCTGTACAAGGATCTCCACCACAATCACAACAAGGTGCATTAACAGTTACACTACGAGTGAAACCATTGAAGTACAATGTGTTTAAATAGCTAGAGAAGCCACGTAATGTTAATGTAACAATTTCACCACATTTTACTGTGAAGTCAACTACATCAGTTACTTGATTTACAGGAGTAGGACATCCTAAAGATTTGTACCACTCAGTTACGTTTGTTTTACAAGAAGAGCCAGTTGGACATCCAGATATTTTGTCTGAACGCTTAGATCCTTGTAAGTATGTATTTACTCTACCTTGTGCGATGTAAAAGTAAGGATAAGAAGCAATGTTACCAGCAGTAGCTACTGTGTAATCACTAGTAAAAATTCCTACTTGACCAGCTGTTAAATCTTGTGTGGATCCAGAGCTAGGTAGAGTATTTCCTACTGGAACGACAAAGAGCGTGGTTAATGAAAAATCAGCCATTTTGATTATGTTTTAGGTTATTAAAAATTATTCGTTTGTTTGTATTCTATAGATTGAGCTTTGAACAGCACTTTGGTTTTCTGTATACATAGCCAAGTTTTGTACTGTAAGATCTAATAGTTCATCTTCTAGGTATAGTTCAAGTTCACAATTCTGATCGAATGATGATGATCCATCAAGCATGATATATCCTGCCTTATTTATATATTGAGGATATCTCATATAAGAGATATATATATCCTTAGGTGTAAATGTACCATCTGTAAATATAGAGATCTCATCAGAAGATATAAAGTTGAACGTCTCTTGATATTCAAAAGAAGGTCTATAATGAGTGTTGTTTAAGCAAAACTGTAAGTCACCATGCTTAGCCAAGTCTCTATTAATCCATATCTTTCTATCTGTGCATCTTCCTTTATCAGCTAATATATAACTATCTACATAGAACATATACTGAGGTACAAGTAGCTGGACGTTTGCAAACCATTGATTTAGTTCAGCATTCTTTATTGCTAGGGTAAGTGGTTGGTGGTTGTAAGGCTGTACAAGACTTTGTAAGTCTTCGTAACGCTTCTTAAACGCATCCATACCTAATCCAGAAACTGTGCTAAACCCATCAACTTTTTGCTTTATCAATTTGATTTGAGCTTCATTCAATGCTAGAATTTTATCTTCTACAGGAATTTCTTGATGCTCGTTAGTGGATAGTTTATTTAGTTTCTGATCAATCTTATATAATAAACTATCTACTGGGATCATAGTGCAGCTATTTTTTTACCTTTCAATTTACCTTCTAAAATTAACAATTGGTCTTGGTTATCTTCATCTGCTAAGAACTTCACTAAATCATCTTCGTCTTTAGCTATCTCAAACTCACCTTCATAAATCTTACCATTAGGTTTAGCTCTATATACTGAGTGAGCAACAGCTTGTTTAACCAAGTCTTTAATATGGAGTAAGTTTTCTTTCATATCTGCAAATCTGCTGAATACCTCAACTGGATTCAAACCTTGATATCTGCCATTCTTGAATTCAGTTTGTTTCAATAGGTTATCCACCTGATTGTAAACTGTTTCTTCTTTGGAATCATCTGATACTGGAAGACCAAGTAGACGAGCCACTTTCTTCTTCTTCTCAGGAGTCATACTATCAAACTTAACAATTGCTTTGTTGATAAGTTGTTTCTTCTTAAACATTACCTTATTCTCAATATCATCATCAGCAACATAGTACTGAATATCAGCAGGATATTCACCCCTCTCCCAAGCTTGGTAGCTAGAAGCAATTGTTGGATGAACTCTTAACCATGAGAATGCTATTTCTCTTAATGGTAATGTAAAGTCAAAATAGTTATCACCATCTAGTAACTTTACTGGTTGAACGTGCAAAGAATCATCTGTAGAAGTTGATAATCCATAGTTCCAAAATTGAGATCTTGGTCCTAAGTCAATATCACCTAGTGCAGCTTCTAATCTGCTACGTACTTCTGTTACTCTTTCTATCTCCAATT